TAAATAATCCGATAAACATAAACGAGGCAACAGCAACTGAATTGGAGAGTATTGGGTTATCAAGTTTTGAGGCAGGAATGACAGTTGATTACACAGTATATAACACAATTACAGATATAGCATCATGGGAAACATACATTGGTTCAAATGATTTAGATGTAAGATATGCTGAATACGTAGAAGCAGGAATTATAGTATTTAACTAAGGAGGTGAGAAACGATCAATAATAACAAATGAAAGGTCGTGATTCATCTATCTATAAGAGGAGTGTAAAAACTCTTCTTTTTATATGCAAAATAAATGTTTGACAGATATTTAAAAAAATAATAAAATAAAAGAGAGAGAGGAATATGCTCCTTTTAAGCATAGATAATATACCTACTCGGTATAGAAACGAGGTAGAAAGATGAAGAATATAGCAGTTATAATGCCTGTGTATAATGCACATAAAACAATTAAACAAACACTAATGAGCATAGGTATGCAGCGACACGTAGAATTTAAGTTGTATATGGTAGTAGATGGAGAAGAGCAAGGAACATATGATTATTTACAAGATTATTGTGACATAGACATGGAAATAATGTATATGGAAAAAAATGCTGGACCAGGTGTAGCAAGGCAATATGGGATAGATAATAGTAAAGAACCGTTTATATCGTTTATAGATAGTGATGATACATATTTATCTAGTTTAGCATTATACTATCAACAAAAGCCATTATTTACAGATACTAATGCAATGGTTAGTTGTGATTTTTTACAAGAGAATAAAGACCAATCAATAAGACTAAGAGAGCGAGATATGGTATGGATGCATGGTAAAATGTACCGTAGAGCGTTTTTAGATAAATACGATATAAGATTTAATGAAACGAGAGCAAACGAAGATGTAGGATTTAATACACAATGTCAATGTTATGCAAATGAAGATGAACAAGTATATTTAGATAAGAATGTAACATATATGTGGCAATGGCGTAATGATTCAACAGTGAGACAAGATAATAACGCATATGCATTTGATCAATCAATAAGTGGTTATGTAGAGAACAAAACATATGCATTTAATAGAGTAATAGAAAAGCAAGGATATGACAACACAGTAAACTATTTAATAATTAAAGCACAATGTCATTTATTTAAAAAGTATTTAGTAGCAATGTTGAAAGCACCTAAACAAGTTAAACACGTTAAAAAGTGGGCTAAAAAATTCTATAGAGAGATGTATAGAACAGTAGACATAGAATATAGAGAACAAGGCGAGGCTACTATATTAGCACAGAGTGGATTAGATAAACCTGAACATTATGATGAATATAAAAAATGGTTAGGTATGTTACTCACACCAAAGAAACGCAAAAAGAGGGTGAGTTAAATGGCAAGACCAAGCATATGGGAAACACCAAAACAGTTACAAGAAGATGTAACAAAATACTTTGCATATTGTGAAGAGAAACATAGACCACCTACTATAGCAGGATTGGCATATTATTTAGATGTAGATAGACAAACGATTTATAACTATAGTTATAAAGATGAGTTTTTCGACATAATAAAAAAAGCACGAAACAGAATTGTAATGAATTTAGAAGAAGAAGCAATCATTAATGGTAAAGCAGGTACTATATTTGTAATGAAGCAATATGGGTATAAAGACAAGCAAGAAATTGAAGGCAACATTGAGAGTGCATTATTCGTTAAAGCACTTGATAAGTTTACAGATAAGATATGACACTAGATGATGTTATTCTATTAGAGAAACATAGAGACTTAATAAAAGATAGGTCACAAGTTATATTTGCAGAGGGAGTAACTAATGCAAGTAAGTCATTCATAATAGGTATAGCATTCATATTACGAATATTAACCGAAGATGATACACGCACTCAATTTGTATTAGCAGGAGAGAGCGTACCAGTATTAGAGAGAATGTTTATACAGAATGAGACTTCGTTCTTTAACATATTTAAACCACTATGCACTTACATAAGAGCAGGTGAAGGTGGAGCAAGAATAAAAGTATCAATGGGAAACGGAAGAAAAGAAAAAGTAATATATTTGGTAGGATACGATAATAAGAAAAGATGGCGCTCTATACTAGGGCTAACAATACATGGATTTAATGTGGAGGAAATTAATATAGCAGATGATGAATTTGTCAGTGAAACATTTATTAGGGTGTTTCGTAATGGTGGATTCATGTATGCAAGTTGTAATGGTGGTGATCCAGACACACCAGTATACACAGACTATATGAACAAGGGTAGACCGTTAGAGAAATGGGCTAGTCAAGTTCCACAAGAGACATGGGAAGAACTTAATCGTAGTGAACCTAACGCATCATTTAGATATTACTTTTTTAATTTTGATGATAACCCAACAATGACAATCGAACAACGTGAAAGTTTAATAAGCAATACACCTAAAGATTCATACCAATGGAAAACAAAGATAATCGGTATAAGAGGAATTAGAGAAGGTGTTATATTTGCTGATTATATGAGTAGAGAGAAGAACATTATATATATGGATTTATTAGCACCACCAGAAGATAAGAAAGCATATGAATGGATTAACTCACGAGGTGTAGAGATTATGACATTCGGACAAGATGTAGGTGGTACAGATAACAACGTATTCGTATTAAAACTATTCACTAGGAATTGGCGTGAAGTAGTAGCCGTTGATTTTATAGAGTTTAATGATGTAAACTTCGACCAAATATGGGAACGATTTATAAAATGGTTTTTACCATATTGGACTAGATATAGTATGTACTTTAAAGGTGGATTTATAGATAGTGCAGCAAAGATAATAAGACTATCAATGGATGCAAGACTAAAGCAACATTATGGTATACATTGTTACAAGGCATACAAATATACTATATCAGATAGATGTGAATACGGTATGACATTACTTGATCAAGGTAGAAAGTTGTTTACACAAAAGACTGAACCTATATATCAATCATACACAAAAGCATATTATGATAATAGTAGCAAGACAGACATAAGGGCATTTCCTAAGCATTTACACAAAGATAGAGTAGATGCTGATGAATACGGAGAGGCTAATTATATATCAAAGATGGTAAGATTAAATAGACCTATGAAAGAATAGGAGGTGGTTATATGCGAATACGTGATGCGCTTAACCCTATGACATGGGTAAACAGAGCAATAGATAAACGTATATTAAATATGAAAGGAGCAATCCAAATGGAATACAATCCGTTCTTAACTGAAATGAAATTTGAGACAACTGATAAACTAGCAACAAAGCGATTGCTTGAAAACAGTATGTGGTATAGAGGTAATGAACAAGACTTAGCATACTTCTATAAAAAAGAAGCGCCTAAGTTTTATCGTAAAGGTGAACAAAGCGAAAGCCTTAACTACTTCTGGACTAATCAAGAAATAGATACACGTAGAATACACATGGGTATACCACAATTAATAAGTGAGAAAATGGTAGACTTGATTGTAGGTAATGGTTATGAAATCAAAGTAGAAGGTGAAGATGAAGAAACTATACAAGAGGATTTAGACAAAGCCTTAAAAGATAACAAGTTCAAACAATTACTAGCACATTCAATAGAGACAGAATCTTGGAGTGGTGGTGTATCTTGGAAGTTATCATTTAACCCTAACATAAGCGAGTATCCAATTATAGAAGCGTGGCAACCAGAAGATTACGCTTGTAGGGTAGTATGTGGTAGAATAGTTGAAGATATATTCTATGTATACTATGCACAAGGGAATGACACATATAGATTAAGTGAAATATACGGTGTAGATGATGGTAACTCATATATAGATTATAAGTTAGACAAAGCATGGTATAAAACAAACGGACAAAACAGTGAAGGTGGAAAATGGTTAGAAGTACCATTAAGCACATTAGAAGAAACAAAAGATTTAAAACGTATCACAATCACTGGATATGGTAAACGATTAAGTATGTATAAACCTAATAAATTACCTAATAGTGAGTTCCGTTCTAGTTATATAGGTGAGAGTGATTATGCAGGATCATATGGAGCATTTGATGCATTAGATGAAATAGGTAGTACGTGGATTCAAGAGTTTAGAGATGGTAAGTTATTTAGATACTTCCCAGAAGAATTAATGATTAAAGCAAATAATGGGAATTACACATACCCTAGCCAATTTAAAAAACAGCATGTATTATATGATGATAGTGCAAGTGAGAATGCAGACAAACAAAAGATATTATATGAACAAGGTGATTTAAGAATAGAAGCACATACACAAACGTGGAAGATTTGGTTAGGTACTGTTTTAAACAATGCAGGATTAAGTCCTTTAACAGTTGGTGTAAGTGGATTAGAAGCAATAGATGCTAGTGCTGAATCACAACAAGAACGTGAGAAAGTATCAATCCGTACACGTAACAAAAAAATAGAAATATGGGAAGAGTTTTTAGAGGACATCTTACCAACATATGTAGATTTTATGTATATAACAAAAGGCTTAAAAATGAGTGACACATACCAAGTAGGTAGTTTACCAGATGTAGAAGTTAAAGTTACATTCAACGATTATATTATTAAGTCTAAGAATGATAGAACAGTAGAAGTACAAGCAGGATTAGGCTCTTCATGGGATATACTAACTGGTGTTGAATACGTACATGATGATAAAACAGAACGTGAACGCTTAGCAATCAGCGCTAGAATTAAATTAGAGAATGGTTATGCAAGTATATCACAAGCAGAAGCAAGTGCGTTACAAGCCGAGAATCAAGACACAGCAGAAGTATTAAGTGAAATGGGTATAGATATTCTACCAGTCAATGAAAATCAAGATGGCGTAGTTACGGAAGAAAATGAGGACACGCCACCGAACGAAGAACAAGAAGAATAAGTAGGTAGTCAATATGCCAATATTAAGAGAAGATAAAGGTAGAGACTATCAACGATATGAACACACTGAATCGGAACGTGCAAGACTTGATCAAAGTGGATACACACCAGTTCTATCAAGTAACGTTAGTGCAATAGGCGAATATAACGGTGATTTATATATAAGATTTCATGGTGGGAATAGTTATGTATATCCTAATAGTGGAGACTTATATAGACCAATGTTGCAATCAAGTAGTAAAGGTAGATTTGTATGGAATAGATTACGAAGAGCAAACGTACCATATAGAAGAATAGCAAATGTAAGATTACCAAAAGATGTACCTAGCAAAGATATGAATTTACCAGAAGCAACAATAGAAGTTACAAGTGACATATTACAACAGTTAGTAAGAGAGAACGCAGGAGTTATGCAAGAGTTAGAGCGTTCATATTTACAACCTAGTGATGTTAAGACATTGATAACCGATAAAGGTATATTCAAATTAGCAGATACACAACCTACGATGCGCAATCAAGTCATAGATACAATATATAGGAATAATAGTTTAGCAAGTTTATTAATAGGAACAATCGCTTAATAGCGAGAATATAAAAGGCACACGACCTAATCGTGGATATAATAGTCATACAGACTTTAAAAGGAGGCAGCAATGGAAACAAACGATACACAAGAAACCAATGTAGCAAATGAAGAAACAAACGTACAAGAGACAACTACACAAGAACAACCTAATGTAGAAGTGAAAGCACCTACAAAACAAGAGTTATTACGTGAGATGTCAAAAGAGTACGGAGTTAATTTATTTGATGTAGAAGGTTTACAAGCATTCAAGGAGTATACAGAAGCACAAAAGACCGAGCAACAAAAGTTGCAGGAACAATTAGTAGCCTACGAAGAAGAGAAGGCGCAGTTGCAAAGTAAACAACTTGAATATCAAGCACAATTAGAAGCAGTTAAGTTAGGCATTTCAGTAGACAAAGTACAAGATGCTTTGAAGTTAGCAGACAATGATCCTACTAAATTAGTGGAAGTGCTAAAAAAATACCCAACCTTTCAAAGTGGTAAAGGGGTTCAAATTGGGGTACAAAATCCGAACAATAATAATCAACCTACAGGTAATACGGAGGCTGAAAGTTATTTGGCAGAGAAAGCAAAACTAAATCCACAATACGCAAAATATTTAAGAAAATAAGGAGTGAAACAAAATGGCAAATTTATTATATCCAGCATCAACTGGGCATTATGTAGATGACAAATTTAGTGCATTAGTAGAACCTAATTTATTCGCAGGTAATGTAATGCAACCTGGTTTAACATTTACAGACAAATACCAAACTGGTCCAGCAGGACAAATTATGGTACACAAAC